CAAGGAGCGCGTCAAGGCGATCCAGTCCGTCGAGCTGGACCCAGCCGTCGAGAAGGCGCTGCTGGCCGACGCGTACAAGAAGTCTGGCAACGGGGTGGCCGCCGCCATGATGCGGCACGTCATCGACGGGAGCCGGCAGCAGGTCCTGACGGACGCCAAGGCCGACAAGGTCGCTCTCGGCTACATGCGGGTCATGAAGAGCACCGACCCGTGCTTCTTCTGCGCCATGCTCGCCAGCCGGGGCCCGGTCTACAAGGGCGAGAGCTTCGAGAACTCGAACAGCCTGTTCACCGGTGACGGGCCGGCCAAGGCGCACGACCACTGCGCCTGCACCCTCGAGCCTGTGTTCAGCCGGGACACCGAGTGGACCCCGGGCGCGCGCGAGGCTGAGGAGATCTGGGGTGCGTCGACGAGCGGCAAGTCGGGCCGGCGGGCGATGAACGCCTTCCGGACGGCGTGGAACAACCGCTGACTTTCTTCTCAGCGGCTCCTTGACACGCAGCGCTCATGTATGCTAGTGCCAGCGGGGTGATCGAGATGGTCACCCACCGATCGCCCTAGGAGGGCCGCAATGCCGAAGCTGCCGGAGTTCAAGGACTGGAAGGCACCTTGGGAGAAGTCGGAGACGGAGTTCAACGCCGACGTGGCGCGGAAGTTCATCTACGACCTTCACAAGGACGCCGAGAAGCTCACCGACCAGGTGTCGGAGCTGAAGTCCAGCAACACCGAACTGCAGACCAAGGTCACGGAGGCCGAGCGGGCCAACGAGACCGACGCGGAGAAGGCCGCACGCGAGAAGGCGGAACTGGAGTCCAGGCTGGCGAGTGCCAGCGACAAGGACCTCGACATCGCTCGACTCGAACTGGCCCTCGAGCATGGTCTGACGAAGTCGCAGGCGAAGCGTCTGGTGGGCAAGACGCCGGACGAGCTCAAGGCGGACGCCGAGGAGCTCATCGCAGACCTGGGACTGAAGAAGGACGACGACGCCAACGACGGCGGAGGCGAGGACCAGACCCCGAACGGCCGCACGCGGCCGGCGAGGATCCTGAACCCGCTGAACCCGGGCGGCGGCGACACCGGCATCTCGACAGAGCAGCTCCTGAAGGAAATCCCCCGCATCTGATCCACAAGCTCCCTGAGGCACCAGGCCGAGGGGTTGAGAAGCCCCGGAGGCTAAGAAATGGCTGTTATCAAGCCGAAGCCGGAGAAGGTTGTCGACTTCTTCCTGGCGATGCTCCAGCGTGAGCTGGTGGTCCCGAACCTCGTGACCCGCGTGGGTGACGAGTTCTTCGTGGGCGCCAAGGACGACACCGTCACCCTGCGCATCCCGGGGCTGTACGCCACGGCGCGCGACTACGAGTGGCGGACCCGGTCGGCGGACATCCAGTTCGACGACATCTACGGCGGCGACGGCGTCACCGTGAAGCTGGACACCCACAGCTACTCGGCGACCGAGCTCCGCGACGAGCACATGACCCTGGACGAGGTCGACTTCGCTCGCGAGGTTCTGGCCCCGCAGGTCGCGGCCGTCACCAACCGCTTCGAGGCCAAGACGATTGCCGGTTTCCGGGGCGCCCTGGTCAAGCACAGCCTCACCTTCGGCGCCGGGGACGACCCGCACCTGGTGGCGCTCGAGGCGAAGCGTCTGATGGACTCCGACAAGGTCGCGCCGCAGGGCGGCCGGACGTTCCTGGTCGGCACCGACATCGCCGCGCAGTTCCTGGCGAGCGACCGGCTCTCCCGGGCCGACTCGATCGGCGCGGACGGCGCGAACAGCGCGGTGCGCGAGGCGGTCATCGGCCGGCTGGCGAACAGCGACGTCGTGGTCTCCAGCGAGCTGAACCCGCAGGAGGGCTACTACTTCCACAAGACGGGCGTCGTGCTCGGCTCGGTGGCTCCGGTGGTCCCGCGCGGTGCGGTGCAGGGTGCTCGGCTCTCCCGGAACGGCTTCGCTGTCCGGTGGATCCAGGACTACTACGCCAACCGGCTCGTCGACCGTTCGATCGTCTCCGCGTTCCTGGGCGTCAACGACGTCCGTGACGAGCGCAACGCCGACGGCACCCTGCTCGAGGAGGGCCCCGGCCCGGACACGATCGAGGGCAACGCCGACGACATCGTTCGTCACAACGTCCGGATCGTGAAGCTGACCGGCGCGGCCGGCCCGGTCTTCACCCCCTGATCCACCCCCGCTCCACCAGAGAGGCCCTGACCCAGTAGGGTCGGGGCCTCTCGCCGTACCGATAGGATTGGATCATGGCAAACCTCTTCACCCGCGAGGAGTTCGCGATCTGGTGCCAGACCACCATCGCGAACGACGACCTGTTCGCGACGATGGTCATGGAGCAGGCCACGGCGCTCGTGGTCGACGCCGCCGCCGCGCCCGGCTGGGAGCTGGATCCGTCGACGACCCCGCGCATCGCCAAGCTGATCGCGCTCCGCGTCGCCCGGCGCACCTACCTGAACCCGGACCAGGAGCTGTCCAGCTCCGTCGGCCCGATCTCGGCGTCCGTCCTGCGTGACGCGGCGGCCGGCATGACGCTGACCGAGTCCGAGCTGGAGCAACTGCTCACCGTGGCGCCGGACGGCGACCCGAACAACGGCCTGTGGGTGCAGCGCACCACGCGCGGCGACATCGAGGCCGAGCTGCCTCTGGTGTTCCTGCCGACCGAGGCCGGCGACCTGATCCCGTACGCCGTGGAAGGCGACACGTCTGCGTTCGGCGACCCGCCCGACACCCTGGCGTCGTACGATGGCCCGACCATGGCCGCCTTCTCGGCACTGGCCGCGCAGGTCAACGCTCTGGCCAGCACGACCTCCACGGCCGACGCGTCGCTCGACTCCCGGCTCGACACGGCCGAGGCCGACATCAACACCCTGGAGACCACGGTCGCCGGCAAGGCCGACCAGACCGCCGTCGACACCCTGGAGACCACGGTCGCCGGCAAGGCCGACCAGACCGCCGTCGACGACCTGTTCGGGGACGTCAACGCCGAGCTGGCCCTGAAGGCCGACACGGCCGACCTCGGTCCGCAGATCCACGTCGGCGACACTGCGCCCGCCAGCGGTTCCGGCGAGCTCTGGGCAGACACCTCGGAGGCCTGATGCCCGGCACGCTCCTCGGGGCCTGGACGTACGACGACCTTCTCGACCACTCGGGGAACGGCCGGAACCTGACGCTGTCCGGGTCGACCGTGCAGACGGCGGACGGCGCCGGCCACACCGGGAAGGGCCTGGTCATGAACTCGACCACCGAGTCCTTCACCGGTGGCCTGGGGGTCCCGACGCAGCCCGTCATGCGGACCATGATGTTCTGGCTGAAGGACTCTGCCGCGCCGTCCGACGGCCGCGCGCTCGAGTGGTACGACTCGGTCGGGGACAACAGCATCTTCCGGTTCGGCCTGCGAGCCCAGTGGCACGCCCAAGTCGTCAACGCCTCCACGTTCGGGCGGGTCACCATCGACCGCCAGCCGGGTGCGTTCCACCACATCGCCGCGACGTACGACGACGCGAACATCCGGCTCTACGTCGACGGAGCGCTGGCCGGCACCACGCCGTTCGCCGGCCCGATGCTGACGACCGCGAACAGCTTCCGGATGCTGTACCGGACCGGGTCCGGGATCATCATCGACGACGCGAGGATCTTCGACGGCGCACTGACCGTCGAGGAGATCAATGCGTGGATGCCGCTGCCGGCCGATCAGATGCCGGCGCAGGGCGGTAGACTGAAGTACGAATCGGCGCCGGGCGTCTGGACTCCCGTACCGCTGAAGACCGCGACCGGCGAGCCGCTGATCGTGAAGTCCGAGACGAGTCCGGGAACCTGGGAGGTGCTGCCGTGAGGGGCGCAGAGGACGTGATCGTTCACCCGTACGCCGGCAAGGACCGCGAGGGGGTCGACTCCTGGGGTGCTGACGTCGTCTTGGCGCGCGCCGGCATCCCGTACCCGCGCAGCTCGAGCGACCTGGAGGAGGGCGGCACGATCGTCGGGGAGAACGTGTTCATCCCGGGCGACGCCGGCGCGGCTATCACCTCGAAGGACAACATCACCCTGCGCGGCGTCCGGTACCGCATCGACGGCCGCCCGTCTGACCTGCGCAAGTCTGGCCGGCGGAAGGGCGTCATCGTCCAGCTCGGAGCGGTCGTATGAGCCGGTACCAGCCGAATCACGGCGACTTCGGGAAGTTCATGCTGTCGCAGCAGATCAAGCGGCCGACGGAGGACATCGCGCGACTCATCGCCCTGGACGCGGAGGCGAACACTCCGGTCAAGACCGGCGACCTGGCGTCCAGCTATGAGGTCAACGACGTCACGCCCGTGGTGGCTGGCGGGAACCCGCGCGCCGCGTACGAGGTCCGGAACCGCAACGAGGCCGCTGCACCGCAGGAGTTCGGCAACAAGCACGTGAAGGGTCAGAGGATGCTCGGAAAGTCGGCATCCAAGTTCGGGGATCAGCGAGGTGAGGTGTGATGGCGCTACTGCAGCCGTTCGTCGACGTCGAGAAGTGGATGATGGCGCTGATTGACCGCGAGCTACCCGAGCTCAACCAGAAGTCCGGCACCGAGTGGCCGGACGATCTGGCGACGCCGTTCGTGCGCATCGAGCGGCTCCCGGGCCGGCGCACGCGGCTGAAGGACTATCCGTGGGTCGACATCGAGGTCCTGCACGAGGGCGCGCAGGGCAAAATGCTCCTGGAGGCCATCGACACCGCGCTTTTCAGCTACCCTGGAGTCGTAGCAGTCGGCGACAGGTTTGTCAAGCTCGAGGACATCTCGGTCATTACCGGGCCTCGGAGACTACCCTGGGACGACGATCGCGTCCGGCGCTACGCCGCGACGTATCAACTCAGGCTCTCCCGGGCCTGAACACCGAAAGGTAGGAACCAATGGCAGGTTTTGCCGACCTCCGCGACAAGAAGAACGAGCTGATCCGTAAGGCCACGGACGGTTCCCTGTTCGTCGCCGAGGGTACGGCGGGGCTCATCACCTCGCTGACCACGTACACCGCCGGCCCGCCGGTGGTCATCGCGCCGACCCCGCTGCCCGAGGGCTACAACGACGTCGGCTGGGTGACCTCGGACGGCTTCGGCACGTCGCGTGACGTGACCAACTCGGAGATCACGAGCTTCGGCTCCACGTCCCCGACTCGGACCGACGTCGTGTCCGACACGACCACCCTGACCGGCACCATGCAGGAGACCAAGCTCCTGACCCTGGGCCTGGCCACCGGTGCCGACCTGGCGGCCATCACGGCCGACGCGAACAGCGGCGAGGTCGTCATCAAGAAGCCGACCCGGCCGCGCGCGAAGAACTACCGGGGCCTGCTCCTGGTCGTCGACGAGAACGAGTCGGGCGAGATCTACATCGGTCGCTTCTTCCCGCGTCTGAAGGTGACCAACTTCGCCGAGCAGAACTTCACCTCGGGCGACGAGGCCATCACCTGGGGCGTCACTTGGACGGCGGAGGAGGACAGCACCTACGGGGCGTCCGAGTCCTGGCTGTTCGGCGGCCCGGGCTGGAAGGCGATTCTGGACGACATGGGGATCCCGAACGCGACTCCCTGATCCTGGGGCTGTAACACAGGAGGGGCGCACTGCCTGGGCGGGCCGGTGCGCCCCTCCTGCTATTGGTGTGGCATACTAGAAGCCATGACCGACGTATATCGCAAGGAGGGCCGGCCCGACCGGCTCGTCGACACCGAGGCCGAGCGTACCGCTGCGGTCTGGGACGGCTTCCAGCTCGTCAAGGACGAGAAGCCGGCCGATGCCAAGACCGAGGGTAAGCCCGAGGCCAAGTCCAACGCCGCTGGCACGAACACCGCCAGCACCCGCAACCAGAGCTGACCGAGGAGCCCGCCCATGGCTGGAACACGTCGTACGACCACCGGTGGCGGCAACGTCACCAAGCTGCCGCAGAAGGTCCACTACTCCGCCGTCGCCGACGAGGAGGAGCCGCTCGAGCCGTTCGTGGCCGAGCTGACCGAGGACCACATCATCGAGCTGACCGACCCGACCGAGCTTCAGGTGGGCACGATCGCCGAGCTGCGTGAGCCGCTCGCGTTCCTGCGTCTGACCACGCAGTCCGAAGAGGACCGGCAGGCGCTGAAGAAGCTGACGTCGAAGAAGTTCGGCAACCTGATGCGCGCGTACTTCGCGCACTTCGGCATCGACGCCGAACCGGGAAAATCGAACGGCTTGGGTTTCTGATCGATCGGTACTTCCCCGAGATCGAGGTCGACTTCGCCCGCCACTACCCTGGGACCGATCCCGGTGAGTTGTGGCGGGCGCGTCGTTGGCGCCGCCTTCTGAACCTCATCGACCATCTGCCGCGCAACTCGTTCTATTCGCAGGCGGTCATGAACGACCCGGAGCACATGGAGATGCTCGACCGGGTCAAGTCCAAGGGCGGCTCAGGCCCCAAGCCACTTCCCCCGCTCGCCACCTGGTCGTCCGAGGTGGACATGCTCGCGACCGTGAATGACTCTGTCCTGATGTTGAAGGACGCGCTCGTGCGCTCCAACCTGCCGAAGGACAAGCAGAACGCGGTGCCCCCGATCGAGTGGACCCCGCGCCCTGGCCGGCAGGTCGAGATGTCGAAGAGCAAGATCTCCCGCGAGGAGCAGCAGGCCCGGCACAAGAAGGCAGTGTCGCTGTTCCTGCCTGACAAGGCCGATTCGGACGACTGATAGACTGTCTGTGACCCGTTTACACACGAGAGGACCGGCCGATGGCTGCAGACGGCTTCGACGCCGGTTCGATCTTCGTTCAGGTCGTCCCGTCGTTCCGTGACACGCAGCGCATCATCGCCCGCGAGTCGGAGAAGTTCGGCGACCAGCTCGAGAACGACCTCGCGCGCGGCATGGAGCGCGGCGCCGAGAAGGGCGCCAAGCGGGCCGCCGACAAGCTCGCTGGCCTGACCGACGAGGCCGGCAAGAACGCCGACAAGTCCGGCGAGGAGGCGGCCGACAAGTACGCCGGCGCCTTCCGCACGAAGCTCCAGAACGCCCTGAAGGCGATGGAGAAGGAGCTCAAGCCGATCGAGTTCAACACCGGCTCGACGAAGGCGCTCCAGGAGCTCGACCGGATCAAGGCCAAGCTGGCCGAGCTGAACGACACCGACATCAAGCCCGGCATGTCGACGACCAAGATCCGCAAGGACATGGACGATCTGCTCCGCGACATCACCAACCTCGGCAAGGACGCCGAGATCGAGGTGAAGGCTGACACCAAGGCCGCGCGCGCGTCCGTCGAGGCGTTCAAGAAGTACGTCGACTCGATCGACCCGACCGTCGAGGTCAAGACCGACTTTAAGACGGCCGAGCGGAACCTGGGCCAGTTCGAGAAGAAGCTGAAGGACGGCATCAAGAACGCGATGTCGTCGATCGGTGACCAGTCCGGTCCCGAGCTGGCGAAGCTCCGCGCTCGCCTGCAGACCCTGTCCGACGCGGACATCGACATCGACGTGTCGGCCGGCGACGCGCTGCGTGAGCTCGAGGAGATCCACCTCGCCCTGGCGCAGATCAACGGCACCACGGCGAACGCCCGAGTCCGCGTCGACTCCAACGCGGCTCTGCGCGCCCTGACGTCGGTGAACCGCGAGGTCGACCACCTCGACAAGAAGACCAAGGAGATCGACCAGGCGAGCCGTGGCGGCGGTCTCATCCAGCGTCTGCTGGGCGGGAGCGGCGGCGGTGGCGCGGGCGGCGAGGTCGCCAACGCGTTCCGTACGTTCAACGGCGTGCTGCTGGCGGCCGTCACTCTCGGCCCGGCGCTGGTCCCAGTCCTGGCTGGCATTGCCGGCGGGCTCCTGGCGATCGGCCCGGCTGCCCTGGCTGGCGCGTCCGGCCTTGGTGTGCTCGTCCTGGCGTTCGGCGGGATCGGCGAGGCCGTCAAGGCACTGATGGACCAGGAGAAGAACGCGGCGAAGGACTCTGTCGCCAACACGCGAGCTCTCCGCAACGCTGCGCAAGGCGTCGAGGACGCCCAGCGCTCACTGACGCGTGCTCGGCGCGACGCTAAGCAGGCCGGCCTGGACGCGGCAAAGGCTGTCGCGGACGCTGAGGAGGAGGCCGCCAAGAGGAACGAGGCTGCTGCTCGCCGCGTCTCTGACGCGCGCGAGCAGGCCTCGCGTGCCTACGACGCCGCCGTCAAGCGGCAGGCCGACGCCGAGGAGCACCTGGCCGACACTCAGCGCGCCGCAAAGAAGGCCCAGGACGACCTGGCCGAGGCGCGACTGCAGGCCCAGAAGGACCTCGACGACATCGCCGACAAGTCGAAGCAGAACGCGCTCGACATCCGGCAGGCCACCATCGACCTGTTCGACGCGACCACCGCGAACAACGCCGTCCAGGCGGACCCCGGTGCGACGAACAAGGAGAAGGAGCAGGCCGACATCAACCTGAAGCAGGCCCAGCTCCGGCTGGAAGAGCTTCGGGAGACGCAGAAGGACCTGACCGAGCAGAAGGCCAAGGGCGACAAGGAGGGTGTAAACGGCAGCGACCGGGTCATCCAGGCCCAGGAGCGGCTGAACGACGCCATCAAGGCGCAGAAGGACGCGCAGGACGACGCCCGCCAGTCCGCCGAGGACCTGCGCCAGACCCAGGCCGACGGCATCAAGAGCGTCAAGGACGCCATTGCCGACCAGCAGGACGCGATCGAGACCAGCAAGGACGCCGTCGACGCCGCGCTCGAGCAGCAGCGACGCACCAGCGTGTCCAACTCCGAGGCCATCGCGGACGCCCAGCGCGGCCTGGAGCGCGCCCAGCAGTCGTACAACGACGCCCTGGTCGACACCGGTGAGCTCGGCTCCACGTCGGCCCAGAAGGTCCGTGACGCGTTCAGCAAGCTGGGCCCGGAGGCGCAGCGGTTCGCCCTGTTCATCTTCGGCCTGCGCGACGAGTTCTACAAGCTGCGCGCGGTCGCGGCGGCCGGCATCCTCCCGGGTGTCCAGACGCTGCTCGAGACCCTGATCAACAACTACGGCCCCGGGTTCACCAAGTTCGTCGGCGACATGTCCAAGGTGATCGGCGACTTCGCCGTCCAGCTCGGGCAGGTCCTGTCGACCGGCGTCATGAAGGAGTTCTTCGGCCTGTTCGCGCAGCTCGGCCCTGAGCTGGCCGGCGAGTTCGGCCAGGGGTTCCTGCAGTGGATGCAGGTCATCACCCGGCTGCTGATCCTGTCGGCGCCGCTGGCGGAGGACTTCGTCGGCTGGCTGACCGACCTGGGCAAGAAGGCCAACGACTTCCTCGGCTCCCCCAAGGGGCTCGAGATCATGCAGGACTTCTTCGCCTACGTCGCCAAGATCGCGCCGGAGCTCGAGGAGTTCTTCGGCAACCTGGCGCTGGCCATCATCAACATCGGGCGCGCGCTGGCCCCGATCGGCGAGGACATCCTGAACGTCGTGTCCGGCTTCCTGGCCTGGATCGGCGCCATGGACCCGAAGACGCTCCAGATCATCCTGGTTGCCATCCTCGGGCTCGTGGTCGGCCTGCAGGCCGCTGCCGCCGCGACCTTCCTGCTCGGCGCGGCCACCACGTTCTTCACCAGCCCGCTGCAGGTCATCGTCGCGGTCATCGTGGCGGTCGCGCTGGCGCTCTACCTGCTCTACACCCGGAGCGAGACCGCCCGCGCTATCATCGACGCCGCCTTCAAGGGCATCGTCGCCGTCGCGACCTGGCTGTTCGACAACGTCCTACTGCCGTTCATCCGCCTGGCGATCTACCTGTGGGGCGTGCTGGGCAACGCGTTCAAGGACGTCTGGGAGACGATCCTCAAGCCGATCTTCACGGTCGTCGGCAACGTCGTCGGCTGGCTGTGGAGGAAGATCTTCAAGCCGGTCCTGGAGGCCATCGGCAAGGCGTGGAAGGTGCTGGCCGACGGGATCGCCTGGGTCTGGAACAACCTGCTCTGGCCGATCTTCAAGGTCGTCAACAAGATCCTCTGGGAGCTGTGGCTGCTCGGCTTCAAGCTCGTGTTCGCGGCCATCGCGAAGGGCTGGGAGCTGCTGTCGTCCGGATTCAAGTGGGTCTGGGACCACGTCCTGAAGCCGCTGTTCGACCTGTTCATGAAGTACATCGGCGACGACCTGGTCGCGGTCTTCAAGGCCGCCGTGGACCTGATCAAGAGGCACTGGGACACCATCTCGGCCATCGCGAAGGCGCCGATCAAGTTCGTCGTCGACGTCGTCATCAACAAGGGCCTGATCGGCGCGTTCAACAAGCTCGCCGACGTGTTCCACATGGACAAGGTCGACCCGATCGTCCTGCCGAAGGGCTTCGCGCGCGGCGGCGTCTACCCGGGCTACACCCCGGGCCGCGACATCGGCTACATCGGCGTGTCCGGCGGCGAGGCCATCATGCGACCGGAGTGGACGCGCGCGATGATGGCGCTCGACCCGAACTACATCGACGAGGCCAACCGGCGCGCCCGCATCGGCGGTGTCGGCGGCGGCGCGAAGTTCCTCGGCGGCTTCAAGAATGGCGGCCGGCTGAACGAGGGCGGCGGGTCCGGCGTCGGCGTCTTCGACGTCACCACCTGGCGTGGCAAGAAGTTCGACTACTACACGATCCAGATGATCCAGGCCGCCGAGGCTCTGCTCGGCCGCGCCTTCACGATCACCCAGGGCTCGTACTCGACCTCGGTCGCCGCGTCGGGCTCGACCCACGCCGGCGGCGGCGCGCTGGACATCAGCGTCCGGGACCTGCCTGGCCTGCTCCGGCAGCAGGCCGTGCTCGCCATGCGCCAGGTCGGTTTCGCGGCGTGGCTGCGCGACCCGTCGCAGGGTCCGTGGCCGTACCACATCCACGCGATCGCGGCCGGGGACCCGAAGGCGTCGCCGGCGGCCCTGCGTCAGGTGCAGGACTACTACGCGGGCGGCGACGGCCTGGGCGGCAAGGACAACGGCCCGAACGTCAAGAAGGACCCGAACCTGCTGCAGCGCATCTGGGGCGGCATCGAGGACATCGCTGGCTGGGCGAAGGACGCGATCTCGAAGCCGGCGGAGTGGCTGAAGAGCCAGATCACCGGCGGCCTGGCCGAGCTGAAGGAGAAGTTCGGCGACAACACCATGGTCCAGATGCTCACCAACATCCCGGACATGCTGATCGGCGGCATGGTCAACAAGATCAAGGGCTTCTTCGGGAGCGGCGAGGGCTCGGCGCCGACCGGCGACCTGCAGAACATGGCCAAGGAGATGCTGGACAACGCCGGCTGGGGCCAGTACTGGGATGCGTTCAACTGGCTCGTCAACAAGGAGTCGAGCTGGAACCCGAAGGCGAAGAACCCGAACAGCACGGCCTACGGCCTGCTGCAGTTCCTCGACGGCACCTGGGAGAACGGCCGCACCGACGACCCGCGCGAGCAGATCCGTCAGGGCATCAACTACATCCGGTCCCGCTACGGCAACCCGTCGAACGCCAAGGCCTTCCACGAGTCGCACGGCTGGTACAAGGACGGCGGTGTCGTCCCGAACGACCCGTCGAGCCTGTTCTCGACGCCGACCGACCTGTACGACACCGGCGGCGTGATCCCGCAGGGCCTGAGCCAGGTGCTCAACCTGACCGGCGGCGACGAGCACGCGGCCGTGTTCACCACCGACCAATGGGAGCGGCTGGAGATGGGCGCGGGCGGCGGCGGCATCCACATCAACGTTCCGATGTCGCCCAGCCGGTCGACGCCGGCTGAGGTCGCCGATGAGGTACTCTTTGCTGCGCGGCGCATCAAGCGCGGCGGCGCGTACCTCGGCGTGGACGGAGACTGACATGATCGACCTGCAGGACTTCCAGTACGAGATCCTCCCCGACGAGGACTCGCCGGACGGTGTCGGCTTCGGCATCCACCTGGACGTGTCGGTCGACGACGGCGGGTTCGACCCGGGGTCGGCCGACTGGGCCACCCAGGACGGGCAGAACCCGCTCACCGGCACCACGATGTTCGGCCGCGACGCGCTGCTCGGCGAGACGTGGGCGTGGAACGCGCACGTCAATCGGCAGGAGGCCTCGGAGGCGCTGGTGTCCCTGCGCGCCCTGCGGAGGGCGTGGCGCGCGCGCGAGACTGTCGGCGAGCCGGGCAAGATGTCGGTGATCCGCTACCAGATGGAGGGCGAGCGGCGCCGGACCTACGGCCGACCGCGCCGATTCGCCGCGCCGCCGGACAACAAGATCCTGAACGGCTACGTGCCGGTCACGATGGACTTCAAGACCGCGACGCCGCTCACGTTCGACGACCTCGAGCAGATCACCACGGTCAACTTCGTGGTCGACTCCGACGGCGGCCTGCGGTTCCCCGTGCGGTTCCCGGCGACCCCGCTGCCCCCGGGCGAGCGGGAGGGTTCGATCCTGGTCGGCGGCGACGCGCCCACCTACCCGATCTTCACGTTCACCGGCCCGATCGTGAACCCGTGGATCATGTGGGACAGCCGGAAGTGGACGTTCAACGCTTCCCTGAACGACGGGATCAGCATGACCGTCGACACCCGGCCCTGGAAGCAGACCATCATCGCCAACGGGCAGGCGGCGCCCGGCGCGCTCGGCCGGCGGCAGTACCTGCGGGACATGACGATCTCGCCCGGCGGCCACGAGGTCACCTTCGGCGGCAACTCGTCGTTCGGGACCGCGACCCTCGAGTTCCGCTGGCGGAATGCGTACGAGGGCTTCTGAGCCATGACTGGTAGACTCGACGTGACGACGACGGAGGATTCTGATGCCCGATAACACCGCGTGGCTCATCGACGGGCCACTGACGAAGGCGGAGCTCGCCCGCAAGGCGCAGTTCGCCGCGTCTGGCGGCGCCGAGGGCATCGCCAACCTGACCGACCTGAAGGTCATCACCAACTCCACGCCCGGCAACGGCGTGCGGGTCCAGCCCGGGTCGGCGACGATCCTGAACCGGTACATCACGCCGGTGAACCAGTCGTACGTCATCAGCAACCCCACGATCTACGCGATCCCGTCCGGCGACATGCCGGCGTCGAACCCGGCCGCGAAGAGCCACCTGGTCGCGGCCGTCGTCGGCGACCCGCAGTACTCGGCCACCGGCCACCCGTTCATGCCGTCGACGCCGATCCCGGAAGAG